GACTTTTGTGGCTGGTTGCTCTTTCCGGAAGGGATCGTTCGTTCGCCTTTGCTTATGTACTTGAAGCTCGCATTCGAGATGGCACGCGGACAGCATCCGAATAATTTCATCGATTCGTATGCCGCCGAACTTTCCTTCACCTACAGCAAGTCAGCGGGAGTGTTGTCGCAACTTCCCTTGGTCGATCAGATGTGTTTGGGCGCTTGTTTGGATTTGATCCACAGGCATTCTCCGGTCGCGGCGTGTAAGCATTTTGGCCTGACCCACGTCGCGCTTGCCTCGCGGCTTCGAGAACGCTTGGCTTATTGGTCGTCGCATTACAACTTCAAGGGACGCAAGGCCACTATCGCACATGCTACAAAAGTGCTGGGTCGTCTAGAACGCGGATTCGCTGTTCTGCCACTTACCTCGGCTCCAAAACTTGTTTCTGTCAATTTCACATCCAACATGTCCACTGAACAAGTTTCACGAGACGCCGCAGCGCAAGGTTCCGCCGAACGCGGTATTGTCAACTCCTTGCCACCGAGCATCGGGGCACTGGGCCGGGGTTGGGATCCGTTGAGGACACGCGTGGTGCACACAGCGAAAGTTTCGGGCACGAGTGACCTGCGCATGAATGACACCGTCAATTGGTCCTACAGCGTGAGCCTCCATGCAATCGAGGCGGTCAAGGCCTACATGGCGCACACACCTTACTGCTTTGTCGAAAGCGTGGAAGTTGCTATCAATCCCAGCGCGCATACACGCGGGGCGGGTTGGAATGTCGCGTCGGCGCTTATCCAGTCCGACTCGGATTCTGGTGTGGCAACCTACGATCAAATAGCGGCGTACAAGACCGCTCAAGTGGACGCTCAGTTCGGAGTGTTCAATTTGATGCCAGTCCCACGCGATTTCGCTGCGACGGGTAGCGTGCAGCAGTATGCAGCTTCTGGCATGCCACCGCAGCCATTGCGTCGAGAAATGGGTTTCGGCAGCGAAGGGGTTTCTAAACAACTCAAACCGGCACCGTTGATCGGCGAACGACCAAAATTGGTGATCGCGGCGGAGGGTTTGACGGGCACAGCCATTTCTGCTAATGTGAAGATCGTGGATATAACAGTCTATCTTGTGTTGAACAGGGGTACTCCCCCAATTTGAGCTACAGAGTTTTTATGAGGAAAATTTTGCGTGATGTAAGTACGCTTCTCTGGTTCACAGGCTATCC